CGACGACGAGCGACGCGGCGCGCTTGCCGTCCCAGCACTTCACGTCCGTGCAGGTCGCGTTCTCGACCGCGCTCGCCTCGCCGGGCTCGACGCCGAAGAGCGCCGGCCGGGCGCACGACGTCTTCGGGCACTTGAGGCAGGAGCCGGCCGAGCGCTGCAGCTTCTCGTCGTCGAGCTTCCAGGTCGCGAGGCGCAGCGGGCGCAGGTAGGCGCGCAGCTCGGCGCGGACCTCGTCGACGCTCGTGAGCGAGCTCTCGCCCCAGCCGCGGCGGACCCACTCGTTCTTCGGTTCCTTCCCGTCGAACTCGAACCGCTCGAGCAGGAAGGCGTCCTGGCTGCGCGCGTCGACGAGCGCGAGCTCCTCGAGCCACGCCGGCGGCCAGAGCTTCAAGGGGCCGTCCTTGATCGCGCGTCGCGCGAGCGGCGAGAGCTGCGCCAGGTTCTCGCGGCGCGCGACCCAGAAGACGGACCGCCCGAGTCCCTTCGCGACCTGCTCCTGCGTCGCCTGCTCGCGCAGCGCGCCGACGATCGCGGCCTCCTCGAGCGGGTCCAAGTCCTTCCGGTCGGCGTTCTCGGCGAGCAGCACGACGCCGGCGGCCGCGGTCCCCTTGAAGAGCAGCGCCGGCACGCGGAGCCACGCGAGCTCGCGCACCGCGGCGAGGCGCCTGTGGCCGGCAAGCACGTCGAACCGGCCGCCCCCCTTCGGCCGCACGACGATCGGCTGCAGCAGGCCGAGCTCGCGGATCGACTCGACCAGCACGGGGTCGGGCCGCGATCGCGACGCCGGGTTCAGCGGGCTCGCGTCGAGCTGCGCGAGCTCGACGTGCTCGACCGCGCTCGGCAGCGCGACCGGCGGCCCCTCGAGCTCGGCGACGGCCGCCCCCGCGGCCTTCGCTCCTTCGTTTCGTCGCTCCACGGCGTCAGCTCCTTACGATGTCCTTCGGGTCGGGCGCGGCCGGCGGTCGCGCTCAGGTTTCACATTAGAAAACCCCGGACGGAGGGCAAGCGGTCCCCGCGCCGGGGCGCGCGCCCCGAGGGGGGGGCGGGAGGACTGCATGGGCGCCGTCATCACGCGGACCCGCCAGGCGCCGGCGCTCGCCGCCTCCGCGGCCTTCCCGGGCACGACCGTGGCGCTCTCCGGCCAGGACTCGTGGAAGGTCGACAACGTCACGCCCGACTGCGCGCTGCAGGCCGCGGCGATGTTTTGGGACTGGGGGGACGGCGCCGTCGGCTTCGGCTTCCGGGCCTCGCACATTTACCCGGCGCCGGGCACCTACCTGCCGGTCCTCACGATCCGCTGGAAGGACGGCACGACCTCGAGCGCCGCCTACTCGCTCGTCGTCGGGCCCGCGCCGACGTTCGCCGAGTTCAAGAAGTTCGTGAACTACGCGACCGGGAACGACGCGAACGACGGGCACGACGACGCGCACGCCTACAAGACGTTCGAGCGCGCGGCCGCGGCCTGGAACTCCTACCGCGGCGGCGGCTCGACCGTGAAGCCGGTCGGCGTGATCGCGGTCAAGGCCGGCGACCCGTTCACGTACGACGCGCTCAACTCGACCGACGGCTTCGGCAACCCGCACGACGCGACCGTCAGCTTCGGGCCGCTGCTCGTCACGACGTACGGCGCCGGCGGCCGCGCGGAGTTCGTCGCGACGGCCGGCGCGAGCAGCGCCGACGGCTTCCGGCTCTCGCAGGGCGGCCACGACCACCCGTTCGAGGAGTTCCCCGGCGACCCGTACTTCAACCCGAACGCCTACAACAACTTCGTCCTGTGGGACGGGATCAACTTCACGTTCACGAAGCGGAACCAGGACGTCGACACCTGGAACGTGCTCGGGTTCGACCACGTCGCCACCGAGCTCCGCAACTCGAACGTCGTGAAGGCCGGGCTCGGGCTCTCGGCCGGCGGCGGCGGGCCGCCGCACGGTTCCTGCGTCTTCAACGTCACCGCCGACCAGCCGTGGCGCAACGGCCTCTTCTGGTCGTGCGCCGAGTCGACGCTCGACACGGTCACGATTTCCGGCGCGGGCTCGCTCCCGGACCGCGACTGCGCGCTCTACAGCTCGGCCGGCCTCGACCACTGCAGCGCGCGCAACGTCACGCTGATCCACGGCTCGCCGGGCCTGCCGGTCTACGGCTTCAAGACGACCGGCTGCAACAAGCTCTGGGTCGAGAACCTCGAGACGCACGACGTCCGCACGGCGTTCGACATCGGCGGCAACAACGACCCTCCGGAGAACCACGAGGAGACGCACGACCTAGTCATCGACGGGATGCGCGCCTACGGGACGACCGACGTCGGACTCTGGCCGGACTACCTGCGCCGCGTGAGCGTCCGGAACGCGCAGTTCTACGGCGGCTGCAGCTTCGCGGCGATCGTCATCGGCTCGTACAACGCGACGCAATACATCGACGGCTTCGAGGTCCTGAACTCGACGTTCTCGCAGATCCTCGGCGCCGGCGTCTTCTTCGGCCGCGGGCTCCTCGGCGACGGCGACACCTGGTCGCGCAACCTCCGGGTCCAGAGCTGCATCTTCACCAAGCCGTTCGGCGCCCAGGGGGTCGATCACAACTTCTTCGAGGTCAGCGCCGGGACGGGGCTCGCCAACACGACGCTCGGCGGGAACCACTACTTCCGGACCGGCGACGACCTCGACTCCGCGCACTTCGCGTCGACGCCGGGCGGGGAAATCTCGTTCCGCACCTGGCGTGACAGCTTCGCGACCGACCCCGGATCGGACTTCGGCGACCCGCTCTTCACCGACGAGCTCGGCCTCGACCTGTCGCTCGCGAGCGGCTCGCCATGCATCGACACCGGCCTCGTCACCGGGATCGACCTCGACGCCGTGCGCCGCGCGCGGCCGCAGGGGCCCGGCTGGGACAAGGGCGCGCTCGAGGCCGACGACTCGGGCGACGGCTTCTTCGGCAGCGGCGAGCTCGGCGCGGCCGGCACGACGCTCGACGCGGCGGGCCTCGAACAGCTCGAGGGCTCGGGCGAGTTCGCAGCGCCGGCGCCGGCGCTCGAGGGCGAGGGCTCCGGCGGGTTCGTAGGAACGGGCGAGTTCACCGCCCCCGGAATCGAGCTCGACGCTCGCGGCGGAATCCCTTTCTCCGGCGGCGGCGGCGCGGGGGTCCTCGCGTCGCCACCGGAGCTGGACGGCTCTGGCGAGCTCTCGTTTCTCGGATCCGCGCCCGACCTCCCGGCCCCCGTCCCTGAGATCGAGGGCGACGGCGGCTTCCCCTTCGCCGGCGGCGGCGACGCGCTGCTCGCGCCGTGTGCGACGCTCGAGGGCTTCGGCGGCCTGCCGATCTTCGGCTCGGGCGAGTTCCTGGCGCCGTGCGCGACGCTCGCCGGCCACGGCGACGCGAAGCTCGTCGAGCCTCCCGTCGACCCCGGCGCGCCGATCCTCGGCGAGGACCTGGTCGAGCGCGTCGCGACCGCTCTCGCCGACCTCTTCCCGCCCGGACTGCTCTACAAGCCGGTCGCGAGCGGGCACCTCTACCAGCTCCGACTCGCGCTCGCGGACGAGGCCGTCGAGCTGCGCGAGCGCGCGCGCTACCTGCTCGACGTCGAGCTCGACCCGCGCCGGACGCTCGAGCTCCTGCCGGACTGGGAGCGCTGGTACGGCCTGCCCGACCCCGCGCTCGCCTCGCTCGGGCCGCAGACGGTCGCGCAGCGGCGCGCCGCGCTGCTCGCGAAGATCCGCGCCGTCGGCGGCCAGTCGCCGGCCTACTTCGTCACGGTCGCGGCGACGATCGGCTTCACGATCGAGATCGAGGAGTTCGACCGCACCAAGGTCGGCGACAAGGTCGGCTCCCCGATCCTCGTCGGCGACTGGGAGTTCGTGTGGAAGGTGCACGCGCCGCGCTCGACGATCCGGCACGCGCGCGCCGGCGCGAGCTTCGCCGGCGACCGGATCGGCGAGTGGGGGAACGCTCCCCTCGAGGCGCTGCTCGCCGAGCTCAAGCCGGCGCACACCATCCTGCTCTTCGCGTACGATCTAGACTGATCCGCAGGCCCCCCGCAGGAGCGAACCGTGAGCGACCCGAACGCGAAGAAGCGAGCGGCCGGCAAGGTCGTCGTCGAGGGCCAGGCCGGCGCGGCCGTGCCGAAGGGCACGGTCTTCCACCGCGCCGACGGGCACCCGTTCGAGACGACGACGGCCGCGACGATCGGCGAGGACGAGTCGGTCAAGGTCGACGTCGTCGCGCGCGTCGCCGGCGTCGCCGGCCAGTGCGTCCCGGGCACCATCCTGCACTGCAAGGAAGAGCCCGAGCACTTCTGCGCGGACTGCATCGTCGACGTGGACGGGCTCGTGATCGCCGGCGCGCCGCCGGCCGTCGCGCCGAGCTCGAGCGCCGCGCCGGAAGCTTCCGCCGGCGTCGACGCGCCGCACGAGCTCGCCGGCCGCAATGCCGAGCGGCCCGAGGCGCCGAAGAAGGGCGCCGGCGCGGCCGCGCTCAAGCGCGCCCCCGACGCGCCGGTCGAGGTCCCGACCTGCTTCGCGCACGTCCAGGTCAACGGGCGCGGCGCGCTGCGCGTGAAGGCGACCTACCGCGGGAAGAAGAAGGACGGGACGCACTCCGCGACGGTCGTCCTCACCGACGGCCAGGGCCGTTTCGTCGAGCACGAGCTCGACGACGTCGCCGAGCACGACCCGAAGAACCCGACCTGGCCTTCGATCGAAGTGCCGTGACGACGACCGGCGAGGCGCTCTCGGTCGCGACGAACGCGCCCGAGGTCCTCGCGAAGCTCCGCGCGTTCCCTCGCGACCAGCTCCCCTTCGCGGTCGCGCTCTCGCTCACGCGCCTCGCCGTCGCGCTGCGCGACGTCGAGCGCGCGCGCTGGAAGAGCGAGTTCAAGGTGCGCGCGGAGTGGACGACGCGCCAGGTGACGTTCGACGTCACGCGGAAGAAGGAATGGCCGAACCCGTCGGTCAAGGTCGGCGACCTCTACCGGCCGGCCGCGACGCTCGAGACGGGCGGCGCGAAGGGCCCGGACGCCGGCTTCACCGACGTCTTCGTGCCGACGCGCTTCGTCGCCGCGCAGCGCAGTTCGAGCACGGGCCGGCTGCCGGTCGCGCTGCAGCCGAAGAGCCTGATCGGCCGCGGCCTCGTGCACGTCGAGACGCTGCCCGGCCTCGGGAAGGCGCTCGTGTTGAACGAGCGCGTCGGCAAGACGGCGAAGGTGCTCGCGAGCGGGAAGATCGGCGCCGGCCGCCAGCGCTTCGGCGCGACGCGCATCAACGCGGCGGCCTTCACGAAGACGGGGCAGCAGCGCGCGCTCTTCCTCCTACGGTCCGACGTGAAGATCCCCGAGCGCTTCGGGTTCGGCCGCGCGGCGTCGGAGTTCGTGCGGAAGAACTACGCGGCTATCTTCCTGCAGGCGATGGACTACGCGGTCGCGACCCGGCGGGCGTGAGGGGGGAACGCGCATGGCTTCCGGCCGTCCCTGTTTCATCGGCGCGCAGGGCTACGGGTCGACGACGCCCGGCGGCCGCGGCGGCCCCGTGCTGCGCGTCACGACGCTCGAGGACGACAACCCGGCACCGCCGGGGAGCTACCGCGCCGCGGTCCGCACGGCCGGCCCGCGCCACATCGTGTTCGACGTCGAAGGCCGGATCGAGCTCGTGCGGCCGATCAAGTTCGTCGACCCCTTCTGCACCGTGCACGGGCAGACGGCGCCCGGCGAGGGGATCGTGCTCTCGGGCGAGGAGACGCGGATCCAGACGCACGACGTCGTGATCCGGCACATGAGAATGAGGACCGGCGATGACCACGTCCCGGTCGACGGCTGGGACAACGCCGACGCCTGCAACACCGGCACGCCCGACGACCTCGGCGGCGTCTTCAACGTGGTCATGGACCACTGCTCGCTCACCTGGGGCACGGACGAGACGCTCACCGCCTGGTACAAGACGCACGACGTCACGTTCCAGCACTGCATCATCGCGGAGGCGCTCTTCTTCGGGAACCACCCGAAGACGACGGGGCCGCCGTTCCAGGGTCACTCGATGGGGCACTTGGTCGGCGACGTCGGCCCCTATCCGCCGCACGACCCGGCCGCGACGTTCTCGCACAAGGTCAGCTCGCACCACAACCTGCTCGTCTCGTGCAACGAACGGATGCCGCAGTTCTCGCTCTGCGACGAGGTCGACTTCCGCGGGAACGTGATCTACAACTGGGGCGAGGCGCCGCTCGAGCTCGAGAAGCCGGGCGGACCGGACCCGCTCGGCGTCAAGCGCGTGAACGTCTACCGCAACGCCTGGCTCCCCGGCCCGAACCGCGGCACGCACCCGACGTGCATCGCCGTGCGCGACGACGCGAGCGACACGCGGCTCTACATCGCGGAGAACTTCGGGCCGATCGGCCGCACGATGATCCGCGACCCGCGGTTCGACAACTGGAACTTCGTGCGCCTCTTCGGAGGCACCCAGCTCCCCGAGGAGGTCGGCCCCGTCCGCTACCGCCTCGACGTGCCGTTCGACTGCCCGCGCGTCTGCGTCGCACCGACCGAGCAGAACATCCCCTACGTGATCGCGAACGCGGGCGCGATGCGGAAGGGCCCGGACGGGACGGAGCGGCGCGACGCGACCGACCGTCGCATCGTGCAGACGGTCCTCGACGACAACGGCGCGCTCATCAACTCGCCGCACGACGTCGGCGGATACCTTCGTTGAACCGCTCGAGGTCGGGAACCCCGCGCGCTCGAACCCTCCTGCCCGGGGGGCGCCCGGCAACCCCGACGCGGCGCGCCAGGACGCGCCAGGGCGCGCGGCGGCGGGCGCGCGCCTCGAGGCCCGCCCCCCGGGGGGCGGCCGTCACGGGTCCTTCCAGAGCGTCGGCGCTTCGGGGGTGACGCGGAGTTCGGGGGGGGGCACTACCGGAACCTGGAAACCGGGTTTCCGCTTCGGGGGTGACCATGCGGTTTCGACGCTTCCACGCCGCCGACCAGTCGTACCTGCTCTGGCTTTGCCCCGGCTGCGACGACGTGCACCAGGTCCCGGTCGGCCCGCCGAAGGGCTGGACGCTCTCCGGGACCGACGATGCGCCGACCGTCTCGCCGTCCGTCTTCACGAACCCCCAGGGCGCGGGAGGCCGGCCGAAGTGCCACGCCTTCCTCCGCGCCGGCGCGATGGAGTTCCTCGGGGACTGCACGCACGCGCTCGCCGGCACGACGGCGCCGGTCGGCGAGCTGCCCGACTGGGCGACCTGAGCGGCCCGCGATAGGATTCGGGCGCCTCGGAACGACCCCGCTCGGGGAGTCTCCATTCCCCGCGCGACCGCCATCACTTCGGGAGCTCGCGGCGGACCTCGTGAGCTCGAGCGGCCGGCCCGGCCACCCCCGGGTCGGCCGCTTTCGCGTCAAGCCTCGAGCAGGACGCCGGCGCGCAGGAAGCCGTGCCAGCCGGGCACCTGGATCGACCCCCCTCCGGCGCTGCAGGTCGCGGCCGGGTCCGTCCCCTTCCCGACCGTCACGTTCGGCGGCTCGCCGACGCGGACCCAGCAGCGGTGGGCGGCGTCGTCCTTCCGCGTGCAGTTCGACGCGCGCGAGTCGACGACCCAGTCGCGGCCGCCGGGCAGTCGGACGACGAGCGTCCGGCCGTCGGGACCGCGCGCGTAGTCGGCCATCCACGGCGCGAACCACATCGCTCCGGCCGGGGCCTGGCGCAGCTCGAGCTCGAGGTCGAACGGCCCCGTCCAGAGCTGCGCGACGAACCGCTGGCGCGGGTCCTGGTCGTCGAACACGTAGGTGCAGCCGTCGCACTTCGTCGGGAACGTGAGGCCGGAGCGCACCGCGGCCGCCTCGCCGACGACCATCGAACTCTGCTCGCCGGCGTCGCACTCGCCGACGAACCGCGAGGCGTCGTGGTAGCTGCGGTCGGAGGGGCAGGGCTGGTCGCCGGCCGAGTACCGGCGCGCGTAGGCGCGGGCGCGGGTCGACGGCTGCAGCAGGAAGCAGGAGACGTTCGGCACGGCGAGCTCCTCGAGCTGGGCGAATCAGATCGCGGCGCGCTCGCGCGCGACCGCGAGGTCCTCGGGCGCGGGCTCGAGGACCTGGAAGACGGACGGGCCGGGCGCGAGGACGCGCTGCGCGCGGCGGACCCAGGCCGGCAGCTCGTCGCCGGCGCGGGAGAGCAGGAGTACTCCGACGCGCAGGCCGGGGCAGCTCGCGGCGACGAGCTGCAGCGCGAAGTGGACGAACGAGGGGTGAGGGAACCAGGCGTCGCCGACGGCCTTCGAGCGCAGGACCGGCGAGCAGTCGCCGAACCAGAGCCAGTCGAACCCGTCGACGCGGGCCGCGCGCGGCAGGACGAATCGCGGGTCGCCGGCATAGAGCTGCGCCTGCGCGGCGGCGCCTGTTAGCGTTTCGCCCATGCGATCCCCCCTGCCGTTCCTGCTCGCGGCGTGCGCCGCGTGCGCCGGATCCCCGGACGCCGTCACCGTCTCTGGCGGCCACGGCGTCGGCACGTACGACAGCGCGGCCGGCCCGCGATCGTACAACTCGAGCTCGAACGAGGTCGGCGTCGCGCTCACGTGGTTCCTGCCGAGCACGCGGACCATGCGGCAGGACGCCGACGCGGCCGAGATGCTGCGCCTCTTCCGTTCGATGGAGCAGCGGCAGCGCGAGGAAGCCGAGCGGCGCGAGCCGGCGACGTCGACGAACGTCACGGTCGAGGCGCCGACGGTCGAGCTACCGCCCGGGTTCGGCGGCACGCCAGAGCCAGAGAAGAAGCCGGACGAGGACGAGGGCGCCGACCTAAAGCTCGTCATGAAGCGCGCGACGGCCGTGATCCTCGCGGGCCTCATGGCTCTCACGGTCGGGATGGTCGTGAAGAAGAAGAAGAGGCCGGCGGCGAAGTAGCTCACCAGAGCTGGCGGCTCGATTCGTCGAGCGCCGCCTCGAAGAAGAGCAGCCGGCCATCGGAGCCGGTCGTGAACCGGCACTCGCCGCGCTCGACCATTCCGGCGAGCGAGGCCAGCAGCGAGCGCTTATCACGCGCCTCGCGCAGCCGGCGGAGCCGCTCGCGTCGGAGCTTGCGCCGCAGCTCGAGCGCGCGGTCGCGGACCCTCACGAAGGCCGCCGGCTCTTGCCCGCGTTTGCGTCGAGCGCCTTCGCGAGCGACGCCGAGATCGGATGGTGGCAGACGGGACAGCGCGGCCGACCGTCTTCGGAAGGCGGAAGGGACGGCTCGGGCGACGGCCGCTCCTTCGGCGTCGCGGTCGCGCTCGCCTCGAGCTCGTCGAGCCCGTTCGCCCCGGCCTCGAGCGCGCGGAGCTCCGCGGCCGTGAACCCGAGGCCGTCGAGCAGCTCGGGGTCGGTCGTCGTCAGACCCTCGACGAGCTGGCGCAGCTTGTCGTCGTCGAACTCCCCGCCGGTCCGGTTCAGGGTCACGTTCAGGACGCGCTCGCGCGCCGCGTCGAGGTCGACGATCGAGACGGGCGTCGTCTTCACGCCGTAACGCGCGAGCAGGTCGAGGCGCTGGTGGCCGCCGACGACGGTCTTCGTGCGCCGGTTCCACACGATCGGCTGCACCAGGCCGAAGGCGAGCAGGGACTTCTCGAGCTGGGCCTGGTCGTGGGACGAGATCCGGCGCGGGTTCCACGCTGCCTTCTGGCCGAGCAGCTCGGCGACGCGCATCCGTTGAATCGGGACGGCCGGGATCGACGTCCCGTCGGTCGCCGGCTCGGCGTTCTTCGGCACGAAGGGCTCCTCGTTGTTATGAAATCGGGCATGGGACGACGCTACGCGAGGCGGCGGGAGCGCGCGCTCTGGCCGATCCGCGTGCTGCGGGTCGGCGCCGAGTGCGACCCCGGCGTCCCGCTCCGAATCACGCGCAACGACCCGGAGCTCGACGCCGGGTTCGTGCGCGCGCGAACCTCGGAAGGCTACGACGTCTTCGTCGAGGGGGACGAGCTCGTCGCCGCGCAGCTCGAGGAGCTCGCGGCGTTCGGCTCGAGGAGGACCGCATGACGACGCTCTTCAACGGCTCGCCGGGCGTCGCGCCGGCCGTCTCGACCCAGGTGAAGCTCGAGCAGGCGTGCGCCGGCATGGCGACCCGCCTGCAGGCGCTCCAGGTCCTCGCGGCCGGGATCGTCGGCGACGCGCACGCCACCGACGCCGCGACGATCGCGGCCGGCCTCACGGCCGAGATCGCGACCCTCGCGACGTGGGGGACGACGCCGAGCAACCCGGTCCCCTGAGCCGCTCGCTGCGTCACGCGGTGGCGTCCGGGCCGTCGACGTCGGCGCGGCCGCGCCGCTTCTTCGCCGGCTTCGGCTCGGGCGGGACGTCGATCACGACGCCCGCGGCTCGCACGGCGTTCACCTGGTCGACGGCGCCACCGACCGCTCTCCGGACGGCGCGCTTGAGGTCGGCCGAGTCGCGGAAGTTCGCGCGCCGCGAGTGGAACCCGAGGCAGGCCGGGACCTTCTCGTCGAGGCCGTGCCTCGTCTGGCACGCGAGGCAGGGCGCCTGCTCGAGCGGCAGCGCGACGCCGTCGACGAACCCCTGGTGGCGCACGTCGGCGTGGCCGCACTCGCAGGTCGCGGCGAGCGTCGTCCCCGGCGGGACCTCGGCCGGCGGCCAGTTCTCGGGAGCGTTCCGCCAGAGCTTCGGCTGAGCGGCGCCGGCGAGCTCGCGCACGCGCACCGCGACGAACTCGACGACCTCGAGCTTGACGGCGAGCGCGCGGCCGAGCCGGGCGCACGCGAGCGCGGTCGCGGCCTCGCCGCTCTCGGCCTGCACGGGCAGGAGCGCGGACGCCTCGACGCGCTGCACGGGGACGCGGAAGACGACCTCGACCTCGAACATCGGCAGCTCGGCCGACTCGGTCGGCGACCCCTTCACGACCCGCTCGCCGGCCGAGCGCTTCGGCAGCGCGCCGCTCGCACCGAAGTCCTTGAAGAGCGAGGCGACGCACGAGCTCGCGCGCACGGCGGCGTCGCACTCGGTCGTCGCGTCGACGGCGTCGACGGTCGCGCTCACGGTTGCACCCGCGGCGCTCACGCCCCCCACGATTCGACAGTTCCACACGGTTCGGACTCCTCATTCGCCCAAGAGCTTCGGGACCTTGCCGTCGCGCACGATCCGGCAGACCTCGCCGCCGAACTCCTGCCCGACGGTCGACCCGCCGACGACGACGTCGGCGAGGAACTCCTTCTCGATCGTCGTGATGCCGGTCGCGACCGCCTCGAGCTTCGCCTTCACGACGAGCACGAGCGACCGCCACCGGCGCTTCTCTTCGTCCTCGCGCGCCGCCTCGCGCTGCAGCGCCGTGCGGATCCTCCCGGCCGGGGACTTCGCGAACTCCTCGAGGCCCGGCATCGGGAGGTCGACCCGGATCGGCAGGCGCTTCAAGGTGAAGCCGAGCTGGAAGATTCGGACCGTCACGTCGCGCCGCGCGGTCTCGCGCCAGATCGCGACGTCCTTCCAGGCGTACGCGAACGCCTCGGCGCCGGCACGCTTGAGCAGGACCTCGAGCTCGGCCTTCGATCGGTCGACCGAGACGCTCGTCCGTTCCGCGTAGCTCACGGCCGCCCCTCGCCGGCGGCGAGTGCGCGCCAGTCGACGCGCTCCGGCTGCACGGCGCCGCGCGCGTAGTCGAGGAGCCGTTCGAGCAGGCCGACCTCAACCTGGCAGGCGCTCTGGTGCGCGGCGAGCGTCGCGGCGATGTCGCGCCGGCTGCGCTCCACTTCCGAGGGCACGAAACGGAACCGCTTCTGCCACTCGCGCCGGGCCGTCTCGACCTGGCCGAGCGAGGCGTGCTCGACGTCGACCCAGCGCTCGCCGGTCGACCGCGTCGCTCTCCCCGTCTCGAGGTCGGGAAGGAAGGACCGCTCGCCAGTCGGCACGACCAGGAAGGCGCGCCAGAGCGCGTTCCGGGCCGGCGACACCGAGTCCTTCAGGGCCTTCTCCTGGCCGGGCAGCGCGCGCACGAGCCGCAGGAGCTCGCGGTCGGTCAGACCGTCCTTCCCGGCCGAGAGCAGCAGCACGCGCACGCGGTCGCGCATCCGCTCGCCGCGGCCGCTCTCCTCCTCGAGCTCGACGGCCTCGATCGACGTCTCGCGCAGCTCGTGAACGGCGTGGTGTCGGGGGTCGTCTTTCACCTGTAACTCCAAGAGTGTTTCACCTGTTAGGGCGTCCTTTTCACTTCCAGCGCAAGGTGAATCGGAGCGGCTCCTCATCGCCGAGGCCGGAGCGTTCGATCACGCGGACCCAGGCGTCCTGCAGGCCGCGCACCTGGCCGCGGCCGTAGTCGGTCGGCGAGCGATAGACGGTCACGCCGAGGAGCTGCGCCTCGTGGTTCAGCAGTTTCGCGACGCGCAGCAGCTCGGCCCGCCTCGAGACGGGCCGCCGGTTCCAGAGCCAGCGCAGCAGCGCGTTCACCGGCGGCCCCTCCGTCGCCGTCCGGCCGGACCGAGCAGGCCGCGCCGCGTCACGAGCTCGCGCGCATCCCCGAACCACCGGGTCGGCAGCTCGGCCACGGTCCACTGCTCGACGACGCGCCGGACCTTGCGGCGGCGCAGCCGGCGCTCGAGCGCGAGGGCCTCGCGGGCGACGCGCAGCAGCGCGACGAACACGAGCAGCACGAGCAGCGCGGCGGCGAGCTCGAGGAGCAGCGGCAGGCCGGCGGCGAGCGCCTGGTCGACCTCGCTCTCGGCCGTCACCGCCGGGCCCCGCGCGCCGGCTTCTGCTTCGGCAGCTTTTCCAGGTTCGTGAGCTGTGCGAGAACGTCCTCGTGCCGGAAGCCGAAGAGCTTCGCGACGCACGCCGAGCAGAGCTCCGGCGCGACCCACGCGCACGCCTCGCCGAACGGGTCGGCCGGCTCGCACGCGCGGTCGTCCGTGCACTTACAGACCTTGCACTTCATCATCGGGACCCCCTCTCCTCCTGCCGAACCGGGCCCCCGCCGGCGCCGACCGCGATCGCGGCCTCGACGCGCCGGCGGCGGCCCGCGGCGATGCTCTTCACGTAACCACCGGCGGGTCGTCGCACGACTCGTCGCGCACGATCGGGAGCCCGAACCAGTGGGCGCTCGCGTCCGCGATCGCGTCCTCGGCCTTCTCGAACTCGAGGCCGTCGGCCGGCGCGCAGATCACGAGCAGGCCTTCGCCGCGCTCTCCCTCGCGCTCGAGGAACCAGCAGAAGCCGCCGCTGTCGCACTTCTCGACGACGACGCGGCACTTCTGCTCGATCCACGTCAGTGGCAGCGGCGTGAGCGTCGGTCCGTCCTGAGGCGTGCTCTCGCGCAGCACGGCGCCGAGCTCGAGGAGGGCCTCGAGCGCGCGGGGCGCCGGCGGCTTCCCCGTGTCGGCGAACTCCCTCCGGATTCGGTCGAGCGCCGCGCACGCCTGCCGCGCGACGAACCCGAGAAACCGGCGCTTCGTCGAGGGCGAGAGCTCCTTCAAGGCGTCGAACTCGACGAGCCCGAGCTCCAGGTCGTCGTCGGACGGATGCGGCTTCGGGTCGGCCACGGCTACCTCCCCGGCCGGCGACGGATCACACCGGCGCGTTCGAGGAGCTTCCGCGCCCGCTCGAGCTCGTCGTCGGGAACCTCGCGCAGCAGCGCTACGGCGACGCTCAAGCTCTCGCCTTCGAGCGTCTCGACCTGAGCGTTCGTCTGACCGATCGAGACGTCCTCGACCAGGACCGCGAGCGAGCTCGGCTGCGCCACGATCGCGACCTGCTCCACTCCGTGCGGGATCTCTTCCTCCGACGTCGTCTCGGCGACGACGAACCCCGGCTGGACCCGGACGAGGTCGCCGGCCTTCCACGCGCGTGCTTTGAACGGTTCCAAGGGCAGACCTCCCGATTCAACCCGCGGCCGCCTGCGCGACGGCCGCCTCGAGCTCGAGCGGGTCGGCTCGTCGCCACGCGGCGACCAGGAAGCCGGACCCGTTCCGGACGCAACGCCCGCGGCGCAGCACGAGCGAGAGCACGGCCGCGGCGCCGCGCAGGCGCCCGGCGTCCTTCTGCGCGAGGTCGCGGTTCCGGCCGCGCAGCGCGCAGCCGGCGGCCTCGAGGCCGGCCAGGAGCGCGTGCGGCGGCGCGTCGCGCGGCAGCAGGGCGACCTGCCGGAGCTGCTCGGCGTGGCGCAGGTCGACGAGCTGGGCGACCGCGCCGGCGCCGCTCGCGGAGAGCCGCGCGGCGAGCGCCTCGACCGTCTCCCAGAGCGTCCGCTGGACGGGCCGGCGGCCCCGCCACTCGGCGAAGTGCGCGCGCCAGACGGTCGGGTTCGTGCGGGCGTCGGGGTGCGCGGCGAGCCGCTCGGCGCCGGTCGTCGACCAGAACTCCGCGGCGTCGTCGTCCTCGAGGACGTGGAACGTGTCCGGCCAGCGCGAGCGCCGGCCGTCGCCGCGCGGCAAGGTCGGGATCCAGTCGCCGGGCGCGCGCACGAGCACGAGGTCGCTCTCGAGCGCCTGCAGGTGGCCGCGGAGCCGGCGCTCGCTCGGCGCCTCGACGCCGGGGAACGTCGCGAGCCAGGAGCGCAGGAGGCCGCGCGCTCCGAGCCGCGCGACGGCGCCCGGCACGTACCAGCGGCGGCGCAGCACCGCGCCGAGCGGGCAGCGGGCGCGCAGGAGCAGGAGGACGACGCGCAGCCGGGCGGCGAGGACGTCGCGCCGGCGCGTCGTCGCCTCGAGCACGTCGGCGAGGCGCGGCGCGACCTGGCGCACGCGCTCGACCAACCCCTCGACGTCGGACCCATCGGTAGCATCGTCGCTCGACACTGCGGGCCGCTCCCCCCCGGGACGGTTCGATCGCTCCGACGCCGGCCGGGGTCAACCGCCCCCGGCCGGCGTTTCCGCCTCACGCGCCCTGCAGCGAGATCCGGTGCGGCGCGAACTTGAGGCGAGTGCCGGCCGGCCACGCGGCGCCGGCCGGCACCCGACAGTCGGGCGGAGAGGTCAGGAAGAGGCCGACGTCGACGTCGTTGCCGACGCCGCAGGTCGCCTGCAGGAGCACCTCGCCGCTCTTCGAGTAGACGCGCAGGAAGGTCGGGGTCCCGGCCGCCTCGAGGACGAAGACCCGGATCGACGAGATGAGCTGGAGGCCGTCGGGGGAGAGGTCGATCCCACCGGGAAGGTGCAGGTCCTCGACCTCGACGAGCTGCTCCCACGCCGGGTCCGTCCCCCGGATGACGCGCGCCGGGTCGGGCACGACGCCGGCGTAGACGACGAGCGAAGCTCCTGCGACCTGGGCCGGGGTGAAGACGGCGCGCAATCCGCAGGCGTCGGAGTCGGGGCGCACTGCCTCGATCTCGACCGGCGCGTCGCCGAAGCTCCGGACGCGGTTCTCCCGGAACGACGGGCCGGCCGACGGGACGACGAGTCGGGTCGGCTCGGGCGGAACGTGGTCGCGGATCAGCTTCCAGCGGTCGTCCTCGCGCTCGGGCCGCGGCGGCGGCTCGCCGGGCCGACCGAAGTCCTCCGGCGTCGGGAGCTGGCCGAAGGGGATCGGCCGGAGCTCCTGCATCGTCGCGGCCAGCACGACCGACAGCACCGCGAACCCCTCCGGAACGCCGAACTCGCCCCCCCTCGAGACGTGCGTCACGCGCAGCCGGATCCACTCGCCGGTCCGCTCCTGGAGCTTCGGGTCCCAGCCGTACTCGAGCAGCTCGTCGCCGGCCGCGAACGCCGGCGAGCGGTCGTCCTTCCGGAACTCGAACCGCTTCAAGCCGAGGGCGAGGAGGCGCAACTGCTCGGGGTGCACCTTCAGGACGTGCTGGAACATGGCGTCGGGCTCCTCTCGTGGGGGTTCGTTCGGACCGGGGCGAAGTGCGGGCTCCTGGCGGCCGGGGTCCGCAGTCGGGCCACCGGGGAGGGGAAGGGAGGGCGGCCCGCCGTCTCGGCCGCCAGGTCCCGCGGTTTCGCATTGTGGAACCGACCGCGGAGGATTGCAACGGGAAACCCGGAGCCAGGACCGGGCACGGGGCCGCCCGGGCACGCTTCATTCCCTTCTCTGCTTCTCCTCTTCATGCTTAGGTATGGACACTTCGCGGTCACTTCTCGACCGTTTAGGAGCGTTCAAGGTGCCGAAGAAGAGGGCGGCGCGCGACCCGGGCGAGGACGACGGCGTCGGAGCGGCGCTGGTCAGCGAGCTCGCGACGCTCGACCTCGACGAGCCGGAACCGCCGGCCGTCGCGGTCGCGTGCGCGCGCGAGCTGCTCGCGCTGCACGACGGCGCGCCGCCGGTCGTGTTCGACTCGGCGACCATGCGGCTCGTGCGCGGCCGCGTGATGCTCGAGGCCGCGCGGCTCGGACGGCAGGGCGCGCTCGCGGCCGTCGACGTCGGCGAGCGGCCCGAGCTGCGCGCCGGCTACGTGCTCGCGTGGGACGCGCTGGCGCCGCTGCTCGTCTCGCGGGACGGCTTCGCGCGCGTGCTCGAGCGGCTCGAGCGGGCGGCCGGCGAGGGCGTCGGGCCGCTGCCGCGGCCGGGCCGCCTCGAGGCGCCGGGCGAGCTCGGCGAACCGTAGCCGAGGACGACAGCCTCGGAGAACTTGACCTCGCGTCCCTGCGCGCGCCCGAGCTCCTGCGCGTCCTTCTCGACGCGGGCCGCGAAGGACGCCGGCACGTAGACCGTGCGCGTCACCATCGGCTCGCCCCAACGGAGCGGACGGCCTCCCTTGTTCACGCTCGCCACTTCGCGCTCGCCGTCCATCCGCTGCTCCGCTCTCGGGCCGCCGCGTTCTCCATTGTAAAACATCGGGCGACGATGGACGAGCCCGCCACTGCAGCACGCCTGGGGATCCGCGGCTACGCGCGCTGGCGCAGCGCGCGCTACGGGCCCGTCTCGCACGCCGCCGTACGGAAGGCGATCGAGTCGCGCCGGATCGCGCAGGCGGTCGTCGACGGCAAGATCGACCCCGTCCTCGCCGACCGGCTCTGGGACCAGAACACCGACCCCGCGCAGCAGCGCCGCACCGGCCCGCGCGCGGCGAGTACTCCTCCTCCCGTCGCGCAGCCGGGCCTCTTCGCGTCGGGCGCCGAGCAGGACGAGGCGGCGCGCCGGCAGCGCGACGACGAGGACGTCGCGGCCGTCTCGTACAAGCGCGCGTCGACGATCCGCGAAGTCTTCCGGGCGCGCCTCACCGAGCTCGAGTACCGCCAGCAGCGCGGCGAGCTCGTGAACGCCGCGGCCGTGCGAAGAGCGCAGTTCGAGCTCGCGCGGCGCGTGCGCGACCGCGTGCGGGAGATCGAGGACCGCGTCGCCGCCCGCCTCGTCGCCGTCCCGACCGAACCGCTCGTCCGCAAGGTGCTGAACCAGGCGATCCGCGACGCGCTCGACGAGCTCGCCGGCCCGGCCGGCGCGCCGCCGTGAGCCACCAGGCGCGCGAGTGCAAGCACGAGGGCTGCGAGCTCTGCCGGTTCGCGCAGCTCGCCTGGAAGCTCCAGGAGTACGCGATCGCGCAGCTCGCCGACGACCCGCACCGCTACCTGCTCGCGGACGGCCGGGAACGGATGCGGCGCGAGCTCGAGCGCGCGTGCGTCGACGAGAAGGAAGGGCTCGCGCTCTCGGCGATCCGTCACGTCATGCAGTTCTTCGAGGACCCGCGCCTCGCCGGCGAGCTGCGCGAGCTCGTGCGCGGCGAGCGTCGAGCGAGGAGAGTGCGTGGTGCCTGAGACGATGCCGACGCCGCAGGCCGGCGAGGAGCAGGCCGCGCTCGAGCTCGTGCTCAAGGCCTGGTCGGAGGGGCTCAGGCCCGAGTCGACGCGCTCGATCGTCGAGTGGATCGAGGCGAACCGCGTCCTGTCGTCCATCAGCTCCGCGACGCCCGGCCCCTACCGCTTCCAGAAGACGCCGTACCTGCGCGAGATCGCGGAAGTGCTCTCCCCGTCCTGCCCGATCCAGCGCGTCGCCGTCAGGAAGGGCGCGCAGATCGGGTTCTCGGAGTTCGCCGTCTCGGTCGTCGGCTACCTCATGGACCAGGTCCCCTGCCCGATCATCTACCTCCTGCCGACGACCGACCTGTGCAAGAGCGTCGCGCACCAACGGCTGCAGCCGATGATCGACTCGAGCGCGCGCCTCGCGGAGCGCGTGAGCGAGGCGAAGGCGCAGCACGGGAAGTTCGCGGACTCGGTCCGCTTGAAGCAGTTCCCGGGCGGGATCCTGGCGCTCCTCGGCGCGAACTCGCCGGCCGGGCTCCGCACGATGACGGCGCGCTACGTGATGAAGGACGAGGTCGACGGCTACCCGCCGCAGGTCGGCGAGGAGGGCGACCCGTCGGAGCTGGTCGACCGCGCCGCACGCTCGTTCGGCGGCCGTCGGAAGATCTTCGAGTTCTCGACGCCGACCTTCCTCGGCCGCTCGCGCATCCAGCGCGCGTTCGAGGCCGGCGACCAGCGCTCGTTCGTCGTCCCCTGCCCGCACTGCGGCCACTTCCAGCGCCTCTTCTGGACGGACGAGAAGACGGGCAAGCGCGGGATCGAGTGGAGCGGCGAGGGGCCGGAGCGCGAAGTCTGGTACCGCTGCCAGGCCTGCGCGGCCAAGATCGACGAGAGCAGCAAGGAAGCGATGCTCGCCGCCGGCGTCTGGCGGCCGAAGTTCCCGGAGCGCTCCGACTGGGAGCGGAGCTACGAAGTCTCGGCGCTCTACGCTTCGGCCGGGAACTACTCGTGGCGCGAGGCCGTCGCGGCCTTCCAGAAGGCGAAGGACGAGCCCGAGAAGCTCCGCGTCTTCGTGAACCACACGCTCGGCGAGCCGTGGGAGGAGCGCGGCGACGCGCCGCCGTGGGAGGAGCTCTTCCGCCGGCGCGAGGACTACCCGGTCGGGACCGTCCCGAAGGGCGGCTACCTGCTCACCGCCGGCGTCGACGTGCAGCAGAACCGGATCGAGTGCGAGGTCGTCGCGTGGGGCCCGCGGCTCGAGAGCTGGTCGGTCGCCTACTTCGAGCTCGAGGGCGACGTCGCGAGCGACGCGCCGTGGGACGCGCTCGACGAGGTCCTGGTGCGGCAGTACCCGATGGCGAACGGCGGCGCGCTGCCGATCCGGGTCGCGTGCGTCGACTCCGGCTACGCGACGAACACGGTCTACGCCTACTGCCGGAACCGCCGGCCGGGCCTCGCGTTCGCCGTGCGCGGGATGCCGAGCGTCAACGTCCTGGTCGCGGTCCCGAACTGGATCGACATCACGACGCGCGGGCGCAAGGTGCGCCGCGGCGTGCAGCTCTGGGGCGTCGGCGTCGACGTCGCCAAGCGCGAGCTCTACGGGTTCCTGCGCGGCCGCACGCCGCTCAAGGCCGGCGACAAGGTCCCGGTCGGCTTCTGCCATTTCCCGCAGTACGGCGAGGGGCACTTCAAGCAGCTCACGGCCGAGCAGCTCATGCCGCGGAAGGACCCGCGCGGGTTCGTCAAGTACGAGTGGGTCAAGGTCTACGAACGGAACGAGCGCCTCGACTGCCGCAACTACGCGCGCGCCGCCGCGTCGATCGTCGGCGTCGACCGTTTCAGCGACGCCGACTGGGCGCGCGCCGCAGGCGGTTATCGTACGACCCCGCCGGCGCAGCTCGCCGAGCCCGACGCCCCGCGCGGCGCGGGCTACTGGGACCGCTTCCGCAGGGGGGGGCAGGGACGATGGCACGCGACCTGACCGCCGAGCTCGAGGCGCTCGAGGCCGCGATCGCGCGCGGCGTCCTGGTCTACCGCTACCAGGACCGCTACGAGGAGTTCCGCTCGCTCGACGACATGATCCGGATCCGCGACGGCCTGCGCCGCCAGCTCGGGATCCCGACCGCGGCCTTCGGCGCGCGCGACGTGCTGGTCGAGTACAACAAGGGCATCCGGCCCGGCATCCGCGAGAGCGCCGGCGGCAACTGGCAGGGCTGGGTTCCTTGAGCGCGCCGACGAACGGCGACCGCCGCGCGCCGGCCGCGAGCGCCGCCGCGCCGCGCGTCTCGCGCCTCGAGCGCGCGCTCGCGTTCCTCGCGCCCGGCGCCGCGCGCGCGCGCTACGACGCCCGGCTGCGGCTCTGGTCGGCCGAGCGCGAGGCGCTGCGCTACGAGGCCGCCGACGTCGGCCGGCGCACCGGCGAGTGGCGGCCGCAGGGCACGAGCGCGAACGTCGAGACGGCCTCGAGCCTGCGCCACCTGCGGAACCGCTCGCGCGCGCTCGGCCGCGACCGCGGCTGGGGTCGCCGCGTCGTCGAGCTCTGGACGGCGTTCCTCGTCGGGTCGGGCTGGGAGCCGATCTTCGACGACGGCGACGCGCGCGAGGAGCCGTGGCAGGACTGGGCCGGCGCGGGCTCGACCGAGTGCGACGCGACGGCGCAGCACGAGTTCTTCGCGCTGGTGCGCGTCGCGGTCCGTTGCTGGCTCGAGTCGGGCAGCGCGCTCGTCGTGCGCCGCTGGAACCGGACGAAGGCGCTGCCGGTCGAGTTCGCGGTCTACGAACCGGACTACCTCGACTGGGGCCGCGACGGCCGCGCGCAGGACGGCGCGACGGTCGTGCAGGGCGTCCAGTTCGACGCCGCCGGCCGCCTCGAGGGCTACTGGCTCCTGCCCGAGCACCCGGGCGGCCAGGTCGCGACCGGCTACCAGCCGGGCGCGCTCGCGCCGTCCTCGTTCTTCCCGGCCGCGGACGTCGCGCACCTCTACCTGTACGACCGCCCCGGCCAGGTGTCCGGCGTCCCGATCATGCACGCGATCCTGCTCTCGCTGCACGACTGGACCGACATGACGGACGCGAAGCTCCTCCAGCAGAAGAACGCCGCGGCGTTCGGCTGGGTCGAGCGCGACCTCTCGACCGACCCCCCCGCGGGACCGCTGCCCGACGAGACGACGCGGCCGCGCCGGCACGTCGAGCCCGGCTCGATCCTCACGGCCGACGCGGGGCGCACCATCGAACCCATGCCGACGCCCGACCCGGGGCCGTTCGAGGAGCTCGCGAGCGAGTTCCTGCACGAGCTCGCGGGCGGCGTCGACCTTCCGTTCTCGCTCTTCTCCGGCCACCTGAAGGAGATGAGCTTCTCGACCGCGCGCTCCGCGCTGATCCCCCTGCTCCGCGTCATGGACGGCAAGATCCGCGGCGCGCTGCTCCCGCGGCTCCTGCGGCCGGCGTTCCGCTGGTTCGCGCAGGGCGCCCGGCTGCGCGGGCTGCCCGGCTTCGACGACCGGCGCGCGCACCTGGTCGACTGGAACCCCCCGCCGGTCCCCCAGCTCGACCCCGTGCTCGAGAACCAGGCCGACCTCGAGAGCGTCCGCGCCGGCTTCAAGACGTTCTCCGCGGTCGTGCGCGGGCGCGGCCTGCACCGGACGCGGCACTTGGAGAGCCTGCGCTCCGAGCGCGACCAGATCGACGCGCTCGAGCTCGTGCTCGACGGCGACGGCCGGAAGTTCGGCCCGGCCGGCGCCTCGCCCGGTTACGAAGTGGCGAAGCAGCAGGCCGACGCGCAGGCGACCACGGCCGACGCCGCGGTCCCGGCCGCGCCGGCCGCGCCGAAGAAGTAGGAAAGGGGGGACCGTGGCTCTCGCGACGATCAAGCTCCGCGGCGACGGGTTCGTCGACCTGCCGCGCCTCGAGCAGCTCGCCGACGTCACGCCGGACTCGTGGGACGCGAAGGCGCGCACCTTCGAGATGATCCTCTACTCGGGCGCGCCGGTGCTGCGGCGCGGCTGGGACGGGCCGTTCACGATGCAGTTCTCGATGGAGCCCGGCGCCGTCCGGACCGGCCGCCTCGAGGCCGGGATCCCGATCCTCATGGACCACGGCCGGTCGAACCTCTCCGACTCGCAGATCGGCGTCTCGCGGAGCTTCCGGTTCGACGAGTCCAGCGGCAGCCGCAAGCTCCACGTCGTCGCGCAGCTCTCGGCACGCGCCGAAGTGCAGCCGATCGCCGAGGACGTCGCCGCGCGCATCAAGCGGAACGTCTCCATGGGCGCGCAGCCGCACCGGGTCAAGGTGAAGGCGGCGAACGAGGAAACGAAGGCGCTCGAGCACTGGACGGTCACCGACTGGGAGGTCCTCGAGGGCTCGCTCGTCGCCGTTCCGGCCGACTTCGGCGCGACCGTGCTCGACGCTCGCGGCACGCCGTCCGGCGGCGGCCTCGCGCTGCCCGGCGTCGACGTGCAGGTGCACCGTTGTTCGGTCGTGATAGAGTCTCCGCTCGACCCCAAGACGGGTCGGCTCGCCACGGAAGACCAGGGGGAGGGCACTCGCGTGACGCCGGAAGAACTCGAAGCGAAGCGACTCGCCGACGAAGCGAAGGCCCGGTCCGACGCCGCGGCCATCAAGCTCGCGACCGACCAGGCCGCGGCCGACGCGGTCAAGCGCGAGCGCGCGCGCGTCAAGCTCGTGCGCGAGCTCTGCGCCGCGCACAAGTGCGACGAGAAGTTCACGCTCGCGCTCGAGAGCAACGAGAAGCTCTCCGACGTCGAGCTGCGCGACGCCGTGCTCGAGCACCTGAGCACGCGCACCGCGAAGCTCCCGACGCCGATCACGGCGCTCGGCGCCGAGCCGCAGGACCACCGCAAGGCCGGCATGATCGAGGCGCTCGAGGCCCGCGTCGGGCTGCGCGAGCGGAGCAAGGTGAGCGAGGCCGGGCGGCGGTTCCTCACCGGCCCCGCCGTCTTCGCGTACGGCCGCTACCTCGAGGAGTGCGGCGAGAAGATCGACTCGCACGACGTCGAGTCGGTCGGCCGGCTCGCGTTCGGGATGATCGGCACGTCGGACCTGCCGAAGCTCTTCGAGAACATCGCCGAGAAGAGCCTGATGAAGGGCTACTCGGCGATCCCGACGACCTGGCTGCAGGTCACCGACGACTCGGTCAGCGCGCCGGACTTCAAGGACCGCGCGGTCGTCCACACGGGGCTCGGCCCCGCGCTCGTGGAAGTGCCGGAGTCGAAGGAGATTCCGAGCGGCGGGCAGTCGGAAGGCGGCGAGAAGTACCGCGTCCGGCGCTTCGCGATCATCAAGCCGTACAGCTTCGAGGCGCTCCGGAACGACGACCTCGGCGCGATCGGCCGCGAGCAGGAGAACCTCGGCAAGCAGGCCGCGCTCAACGTCGACGCGACGCTCTGGGCGCTCGTGCTCGGCAACGGCGCCGTGATGGCCGACGGCGTCGCGCTCTTCAACTCGGCGCACGCGAACCTCGCCGGGTCGGGGAAGAACTACACGCTGGTCGGCAGCAACGCGCAGCTCGGGATCGCCGAGCTCGAGCGCGTGCTCCGCGTGCAGACGGACGACGACGGCGTCACGATGCTCGGCACGCCGCCGGCGTTCCTCATGGGTCCGGCCGCGCTCGCCTACCAGCTCCGGCAGCTCACGAGCGCCGCGATCCAGCCGAACGCGCAGAACCAGGTCCCCGTCTTCGGCTTCCTCAACCCCATCATCAACCCGCGCCTCGACGCGACGTCGGCGATCATCTACTACCTGATCGCGCCGAAGGAAATCATGCCGCTCTTCGAGGTCGCCTACCTCGACGGCAACAAGCTCCCGAAGATCGACTCGCAGGAAGGGTTCGACCAGGACGCGCTCCGGATCCGCTGCCGCTGGTACTGGGGCGGCTGCCTGACGAACCACCGCGCGATCGCGAAGAGCACCGGCGCGGACGCCTGAGCCGGCGGCGAGCTCGAGGACTCGAGGACCCGGCCTCGCGCCGGACTGAGGGGAGAAGACGACCATGAAGAACTTCGCGGGCGGCCGCGGCGAGACGTTCCCGTTCACGTCGCAGGCGAAGAGCGCCGGCGACGGCGTGCTGCAGGGCGCGCTCTTCGGCGTCTCGCTCAACACGTACCTGTCGAGCGAGACGGGGCAGATGATCATCGTCGGCGTCTACACGCTGCCGAAGACGACGAGCGAGGCGTGGACGCTCGGCCAGGCCCTCTACTGGGACGACTCGACGCACAAGCTCACGACGACCGCGGGCTCGCTCAAGCGCGCCGGCGTCGCCTACGCGGCCGCGGGCTCGGCCGACACGACCGGCCCCTGCGACCTCAACGTCGGCTACTGAAAACAAGGGGCCCGCGATGGGCTTCCGCGACGGCCTGGTAGGGCTCCAGTCGCGGGCCTTCGCGGAGTTCGGCGAAGACGCGACGTACGCTCCGGTCGGGCAGCCGGAGCGTACGTTGCGCGTCGTCTTCCGGAACGAGGGGACGAAGGTCGTGACGGAAACCGGCGCGGTCGTCACGACCCGCCAGCCGCTCTGCGACGTGCGGACGGTCGACCTGGCGCCGCTGCGTCCGATGCCGAACCAGGACGTCGTCACGATCCGCGGCGAGCCGTGGAACGTCGTCGACGTGAACGACGACGACGGCGAAGGGATCGTTACTCTTCTGCTCGGCAAGCCGAAACGGTACGGCTAGGCGCCGAGCTCGAGTCTCGCGAGGCCGAAGGGGAGGACGCCGTGGGCAAGTTCAACGAGAACCAGATCGTCGATGCGCTGGACGTCCTGGTCGATTCCTGCGACCTCGGCAGCTCGGCCGCATCGGCGCACTTGAAGATGTACGACGCGACGGGCGGCGTGCCGGCGCGCGTCACCGATGCGATCACGACCCAGGTCCTCCTCGCCGACCTCGCGATGGCCAACCCGGCCTTCGACGACGCCGCGCTCGCCACGCCGGGCGCGACCGCCGCGGCCGACACGATCACCGACGACTCCGACGCGAACGCGACCGGGACCGCGGCCTTCTTCCGGATCGTCGACCGCAACGGCGTCGCGAGGATCCAGGGCACGATCAGCGATACCGACGGCTCGGGAGAGCTCAAGCTCAACTCGGTCGCGCTCGTGCAGCACGCGCGCGTGCAGGTCAGCTCGCTCGTCGCTCGGATGCCGGAGTCGGTCTAAGGTCGGCGGTCCCGACCCCCTCGAGGAGCTCCCCCAGTGGCGATCCAGCAGTCGGTCGCGGTCCGCAACGCGATGCTCGACGCGACCGAGACGACGCCGGGGACCGCGCCGCTCCTCAAGATCCGCACGGGCGCGCCGCCGGCGAACTGCGCCGCGGCCGACACGGGGACCGTGCTCGTCTCGATGACGCTGCCGTCGGACTGGATGGCCGCGGCGAGCAGCGGCAGCAAGGCGAAGAGCGGCACGTGGTCGGCGTCCGCGAGCGCGGCCGGAACCGCGGCGCACTACCGGATCTACGACTCCGCCGGGACGACCTGCCACGAGCAGGGGACGGTCACGATCACCGGCAGCGGCGGCGACCTCACGCTCGACAACGACAACATCGCGAACGCGCAAGTGGTCACGGTCACGACCTACTCGCGCACCGCCGGCAACGCCTGAGCAGGAGAGCGACGTGAACCCGACCCGACGCCTCGAGGTCATCGCGCGCGAGGTCGACGCGCTCCGCACCTACTCGCGCCAGGACGAGGTCGAACTGCTCGACCAGGTCGCCGCGCACGTCGCCGAACGCCGCGAGAGCGCCATCGCGCGGACCGGCGCGGCCGAGCTCTCCGACACGGAACGGATCGAGCGCGAGCGCGAGACGTCGCGCGCGCAGTTCCTCGCGGCGCCGGGCGACGCGCCCGCGGAGTAGCGGCCGGCCCGACTGAGGAGGCCGAACCCGCATGGCTGCCGTCCGCGCAGGGATCGCCGGAGGCGGCACGTCCGGGACGACCGACCGCACGGCGACCTTCACGCCGGCCGTCGGGGACTACGCGGTCGTCGCCGTCGTCGTCAGCGCGAACGCGAACACGACCCCGACCTGCAGCGACAACAACGGCGGCACCTACACGCGCGTCCGCAACGGGCTCTTCAACGGCTCGACGGACATGGGCTCGCTCTTCGTCCGCGACCAGCTCTTCACGAACACGACGTCCACGACGGTCACGGTCGCGACGGGTTCCAACACGAGCGGCGAGGTCGCCGGCGCGCTCGTCTCCGGCATGGCGAAGGCCGGGAACGCCGGCGTCCGGCAGAGCGCGCGCGTCGTGAACCAGGCGTCCGGCACCGCGCCGGCGCCCGTCTTCGCCTCGAACGCGCTCGCCACGAACCTCGTCCTCGGGTTCGTCTGTAACGACACGAACCCGGCGACCATGTCGGCGCCGATCAACTTCACCGAGCAGGCCGACCTCGGGCAGGCGACCCCGCCGGTCGGCCTCGAGATCGTCAGCAACAACACGTCCTTCACGGGCACGACGGTCACGTGGAGCAGCAACTCCGCGTCGAACTACTGCGCCTTCACCGTCGAGCTCGATGCCTCCGACGAGGGCACGAGCTCGGCCACGCTCGGCGACGTCACGGGCTCGGCCGCCGGCACGATCGACGACTCGGGCGCGTCGAGCGCGACGCTGGGAGCGACGACGGGTTCCGCGACCGCGACCGTGGCGACCGCCGGCGCCTCGAGCGCGACGCTCGGGGCGGTCACGGGTTCGGCCGCTGCGGCGGTCGCGGTCGCCGGCGCCTCGAGCGCGACCCTCGGCGCGACGACCGGCAGCGCCGCCGGCACCGTCGCCGTCGCGGGCGCGAGCTCGGGGACGCTCGGCGCCGTCTCCGGAGCGTCGGCCGGAACGGTCGGCGAGGGCGGCACCTCGGGCTCGGCGCTCGACCCAGTCACCGGGTCCGCGACGGGGACGGTCGAGGTCCGAGGGGGGTCGGACGTCGCGCTCGACCCGACGAGCGGCGCGGCCGCCGGCGGCGTCGCGATCGCCGGCGCGTCGAGCCGGACGCTCGACGACGTCGCCGGCGAGAGCGCGGGCGACGTCGTCGAACCGATCGTCGGCGCCGGCGAGTTCCTGGCGCCGGTCCCCGAGCTGCTCGGCTCGGACCTGGTCACGATCGTCGCGACGGGCGAGGTCCTCGCCCCCGGCGCGGTCGCCGGCGACCCCCCGCCCGGGGAGGCGGGCGCGAGGGTCGAGGGCGTCGGCCGCGTCGAGCTGCCGGAGCGCGGGTCGTCGCGCTGGCGACGGCTCCGCGTGCGCCGGGCGGCCTGGCGGCGGCTGCGGTCGAGCTCGCCGTTCCACGGGCGCGTCTTCCTCGACCGGGCCGAGGCGCTGCGCCACGACGCGCGCGGCGGCGAGCTGCCGGCGCTGCTCCTGCACTCGCTCGGCGAGCAGGTCGAGCGGTTCGGCATGGCGCCGAAGGAGTATCGGCGCACGCTCCGGCTCGGCGTCGAGGTCCTGGCGCCGCGCTCGCCGGCGCGCGCCGGGCTCGCGCGCTCGGGCGACCGGACGGCCGACGTCGAGCCGGCGGTCCTCGCGCGGCTCGTGCAGGTCGTCCGGCAGGCCTTCATGCGCGAGCCGACGCTCGGCGGCGAGGTCGACTCGGTCCGGCACGCCCGCACGCGCAAAAGCTACGTGGACGAAGGGGAGGTCGCGCTCGGCGCCGCGCTGGTCGAGTTCGACGTCGTCTACTACACCGAGCACCGCGAGCGCGAGGACCTCCTGGCCGGGCCGCTCACGACGATCGCGACGACGCAACGGCTCGGCGAGGCCGACCCGGCGCGGGACCTCCTCGAGCTGCAGGCGACGCTGGAAGAGGCGGCGCGCGACGGGACGGAACCGATCGATGCCGTGCTCGGCCGCCCGATGGGTCCGGCGGAAGCGATCACGCGGCTCGTGCGGCGGCGCCTGGTCGACCGCACGAACGCCGGCAAGCGCGTGCGCCTCGGCGCGAGCGAACCCGTCGACGTCTACCGCGACGGGCTCGGGCTGCCGCTGCTCGTGCTCTGGGACGCGGCCGAGGACGCCGAGCCGTTCGGCGAGGCGCCGCGCGTCGACCTGGTCACGATGCGGCTCTCGGTCCTGATCTACTCGCCGCGCCGGCACGCCCGCGCCGGCGTCGCGCGCGCCGGCGACCGCGTCGCGGCCGCCGAGGCCGACCAGCTCGACGTGCTCGAGCACCAAGTGGAGGCGGCGCTGCTCTCGGAACCGACGCTCGGCGGGCTCGTCTCCGACGTCGAGGTCGCCGGCGTCCGCTTCGCGCACGTCGTCGCCGAAACCGGCCTCGCGGTCGCGCGCGTCGACTTCGACGTCCCCTACCTGCAGGAGTACCTCGAGGACGCGCTCGCGCGCGCCGGCGAGTTCCTGCTCGCCGCCGTCGAGTGGAAGCTCCCGAAGGAAACGCCCGCGCCGCCGCGCGTGATCGCGGCCGACGACATCGACGTTAGAGGCGGTTAGAGTTCCGCGCGGAGGCCCCTGCAATGGCGGACCGTCTCTGCGTGAAGCCGTCTCGCGAGGGCCTGCTCGTCCCCGACCCCGACCGCGGCGTCTACCTCCAGAGCGGCGGCGCGTACGTGCCGGCGACCCCGTACTGGGCGAGACGCTTGAAGGACGGGGACGTGGTCGAGATCGACCAGCCGGAGCGCGAGCCGGCGACGAAGAAGTAGGGGCGCGGCCGAGCGCGGCCGCGAGGGGAGAAGACGGATGACGACGCTCATCGCAGCGGGCAAGCGGGTCCCCGGCGTCTACGTGGCCGTCGACACGACCCGCGCCGTCCGCGGGCCCGCCACGAAGACGTTCCGCGCGATCCTGATCGGCGGGAAGACCTCGGCCGGGACGCTCGCGCAGAAGACGAAGGCGCTCGCGACCAGCGCCGACCAGGTGCGCGGCATGGCCGGCGCCGGGTCGATGCTGCACAACATGGCGAAGGCCTGGTTCGCGCAGACCCAGCGGCCGCTCTCGCTCGAGGTCCTGGCGCTCGACGACGCCGGCGGCGGCGCCGCGGCGACCGCGACGCTCGCCGTCTCCGTCAGCTCGCCGCAGGCCGGGACGATCCCCCTCATGATCGCCGGCTACTCGGTCCGCGTCGGCGTCGCGACCGGCGACTCGGCGAACACGATCGCCGCGGCGATCCGCGCGGCCGTGAACCTGGTCGACGGGATCCCCGTCGTCGCGAGCGGCTCGGCGGCGAACGTGATCCTGACGGCCGTCCAGAAGGGCAGCGAGGGCAACTCGATCGACCTGCGCGTCGCCTACTTCGCGGACGAGGCGATGCCGACCGGCGTCACCGTCTCCGGCCCGGCGCAGCTCTCCGGCGGCGCGACGAACCCGAGCCTCGACGCGCCGACGTTCGCGGCACTCGGCGACGTGCAGTACGACGTGCTCGCCTGCGGCTTCGCCGACGCCGGCAACCTCGGGCTCCTCCACACCGAGCTCGCCTCGCGCTTCGGCCCCGACCGCCAGCTCCAGGGCTCGGCGTTCGTCGCCAAGCGCGACACGCTCGCGAACCTGATCACGTTCGGCACGGGGAAGAACTCGCCGCACATCACCTGCGTCGGGCTCGCGCCGCTGCCGACCCCCCCGTGGGAAGTGGCCGCGGCCTGCACGGCCGTCGCCGGCGGGTCCGGCGAGGCCGACCCGGCCGCCCCCGTCCAGCGCGTCGTGCTCGTCGGCGTGCTCCCGCCCCGCGAGGTCGACGGCTTCACCGCGGCCGAGCGCGAGCTCCTCCTGCACGGCGGGATCGCGACCGTCACCGCCGGCCCCGGAGGCGTCGTGCAGACGGAACGGCTCGTCACGCTCTACCAGCTCTCGCCGGCCGGCGCGCCGGACGTCTCGCTCCTCGACGTCGAGACGCTCTTCACCTGCTCGTTCATCCGCTGGGACTGGCGCCGCCGGACGGAGCTCCTGCACCCGGCCGCGAAGCTCGCGAACGACGGCACCCGGTTCGACGGGACGACCGACGTCGTGACGCCGCTCTCGCGCCGCGCGGAGTTCGCGGCCGCCTACCGCGAGTGGGAGGCGCAGGGGATCGTCGAGAACTTCGAGGACGCGATGCGCGACTCGACGTTCCTGCGCGACCCGACCGACCGCAACCGGATGAACGAGACGATCTGCCCGGACTTCGTGAACCAGTTCCGCGTGCTCGCGGTCGGGCTGCAGTTCCGCCTGTGACCCGCGGCGCGCGCGCAGGCGCGCAGGAGGAGGACGACGTGGGACGGAAGACGAACCGAGTCGGCGGGATCCTGTTCCTCACGATCGCCGGCACGAGCTACCGCGTGCAGGGCGACTTCGAGATCACGCCCGGCGGGACGATCCGCACGGCGGTCGAGTGCGAGAACGCGATCGGCGGTTTCAGCGGGAAGCCGCGCACGCCGATGATCAAGGGCACGATCCTCGACCCGGGCGACCTCGACGTCGCGAGCGTCGACGCGATCGAGGACCAGCCGGTCGTGCTCGGGCTCGGCAACGGCCGCGCGTTCGTGCTCGGCAACGCCTGGTCGAGCATCGGCGCCTACACGACGAAGGACGGCGGGCTCGCGATCGAGCTCTCCGGCAAGACCGGCGAGTTCGTCGACGGCGCGTTCGCCTTCTGAGCGGCGCTCGCGCTCGAGGAGCCAGCACTTGAACGACGTGGAAGACGTGGACCTCGAGGCATTGCCGAAGCCGGAGCCGAAGCTCGTGAAGGCCGGCACGCGCGAGGCCGCGGCCGCGGCGCTCAAGCCGGAGGGCGAGGCCGAGGCGCAGGCCCGCGAGCTCGCGGAGTGGACGCCGAAGGCCGCCGCGCGCGAGTCGATCGACGTGCAGCTCGTCTACCCGATCCAGTTCGGGAGCGACAAGATCGAGCGCTTCACGATGCGGCCGGCGACGGCGCGCGTGCTCAAGCACTTCACACTGCGCCAGGCCGCGCGCACCTACGAGCACTACCTCGACTCGATCGGCCTCATGGCGAACCAGCCGCCGGCCGTGATCGAGGCGCTCGCGCCGGTCGACATGGATCGGCTCGTCACGGTCGTCGTGCTTTTCTGGACGGCCTCCCGGAGAACGCGCGCTCCATCCTGAGAGGCCTCGTGACGCGGAGCGGGTTCACCGAGTCGGAGGTCCTCGCGATGGACGGCGCGGACCTCGAGTGGTGGGCCGAGACGATCGGGATCGACTAGCCGGAGCGCGCGCATGGCCGAGACGAGCTACCCGCTCCAGGTCGTCCTCGGGCTCGTCGACAAGCTCTCGAAGCCGTGGAGCGAGACGCTCGAGCACCTGGCGAACACCGAGAACCGCTGGGTCGCCGGCGCGGCCCGCCTCGGCCACATCGTCCTCGAGCAGGCCGTCGACGTCGTGAAGGAGGCGTTCCACTCCGGCGAGGAGATCGAGCGCTCCATCAACCGGATCCGCGCCGCGTCGCACGGCGCCGAGCTCGAGATGATCGAGGACCGCCAGGCGCTCGTCCGGATCGGCCGGGAGACGCTCGCCGGCACGCACGAGGCCGCGAAGGCCGTCGACGTGCTCGCGCACTCCGGGAACGACCTGGCCGCGGCCTTCCTCGAGGCGACGCCCGCGCTGCAGCTCGCCGACGTCGCGCAGATGGACGTCACGGCCTCGGCCCGGATGCTCGACCGCCAGCTCGACGCTTACGGCCACACGGCCGCGAACGCCGCCGAGGACGCCGACCTGCTCGCGCGCACGAGCTTGAAGCTCGGAGAGACGATCCCGGCCACGGCCGAGGCGTTCTCCTCGCTCGCCCCGATCGCGCGCGTGCTGCACGTCCCGCTCGAGACGGTCGCGGAAATGCTGCTCGCGCTGCACGAGAAGGGCCTGCCGGCGGCGACCGCGGCGACCCAGGTCCGCGTCGCGCTCTCGGCGCTCAACAAGCGCGGCGCGACCGACGCGGACGGCGTCCTGCGGATCGGCCGGGCGCTCGACACGATGCGCGAGAAGGGCATCACCGGCGCGCAGGTCCTCCAGGCGCTCGGCCAGCGCGGCGGCGTCGGCCTCGCCGGGCTCCTCGAGGCCGGCAGCGAGGGGCTGCGCGAGCAGGGCGACGCGCTGCAGCGCGTGAACGGGCTCCTCGAGCAGCACGCCGAGCAGAACCGCGGGTCGGTCGGCGCGACGAAGGAGCTCGCGAACGAATGGCAGAACTTCCTCGACGTGATCGGCAACGAGGAGACGCTCGACAACGTGGCGAAGGTCCTCGGCGTGATCGCGGGAGCGATCGAGGGAATCGCCTCGGGCGTCAACAAGGTCTTCAAGGCCGCGGAGAGCGCCGAGGGGCCGCTCGCGAAGTTCCTCTACGACTGGAAGTTCGGCGGCACCGTCACTGACCGATCCTCGAACCCCAAGGTGCAGGCGATCATGGACGCGGCCGACAAGAAGTACGGCCCCGTCGACTGGGACAAGGCCGCGGCGGCCATGCGCGACCGGCCGGAGCACGGCGAGACGAAGAAGAGCGACGTGACGATCCGGCTTAAGAACTTCCCGAAGGGCACGACCGTCGAGCAGTCGGGCGACGTCGACGTGCAGACGGACCTCGGGCTCGCCATGCCGAGCGCCGGCGGGCACTGAGGAGGGCACCGTGGCGACCTGGCGAGAGCGACTGCAGCCGGCGAGCTTCCGCGGCTTCCCGTTCAAGATCACTGCGACCTCGACGGCGTTCGGCCGGCGCGTCGCGCCGCACGAGTACCCGTCGCGCGACCTCGAGGACTGGGGCGACGACGAGGGCAAGCGATCGCGCCTCTTCGACCTCGAGCTCTACCTGGTCGGCCCCGACCACGACCTGCAGGCGAACCGGCTGCAGGACCTCCTCGAGGAGGGGACGGCCGGCGACCTCGTGCACCCGTTCATGGGCCGGCACCTCGTCAAGCCGCTCGAGGGCCGCCGGATCGACAACCCGTCGCGCGAGACGAACCTCACGACGTTCCAGGTGACGTTCGTACAGTTCCGCGACCAGCTCCCGGGCCCGACGACCGACGACCCCCGCGCGCTGCGGAACGCCGCGGCCGGCGCGCGCGACGCCTCGAAGGCCGGGGTCGCGGGCGGCGTCGTCTCGGAAGGCGTGCCGGACTTCGTCCGCGGGGGGACGGGGACGGGCATCACCGACGTCACTTCGGTGCTCGGCGCGCTCACGTTCGCGCAGGCCGCCGGCGACTCGGTCGGCAGCTTCGCGCGGAACGTCACGGCGCTCGCCGGGCAGGTTTCCTCGCTCGTCCTCGCGCCGGCGAACCTCGCGATCGCGATCCACGCGGCGACGGACTCGATCCGCGCCTCCGCGCTCACGCCGCAGGACGCGCTCGGCGCCTACCGGATCGCCTTCCAGGTCGCCGCGACGCCGATCCGCGGGACCTCGGCGCTCGCGCTGCAGGCGCAGCGGAACCGCGACCTCGTGATCCACGCCGCGCGCGTCGGCACCTGCTACGGCGCGGCGCTCTGCACGACCGAGGCGACCTGGTCGTCGGCGGACGCGCTCGCCGAGGCCGAGGCCGCGGTCCTCGACCAGCTCGAGGAGCTCGAGGCCGACGCTTCGACCGAGCTCTACCGGGCGCTCGAGGAGCTGCGGACGGCGTTCGTGCAGAACCTCGAGGCGACGCTCTCGCGCGTGCAGAACCGCCGGACCGTCACGCTCTCGCGCTCGCGGCCGTCGCTCGTCGTCGCCTACTCGGTCTACGACGGGCTCGAGCGCGAGCCGGACGTCGTCCTCGTCTCGCACGCCCGCGACCCGCTCTTCGTGCCGGGCGGCGTGCCGTTTACCTTGACGGTCGATGGCTAGAGACGACGTCGAGGTCCGCGTCGCGGGGCAAGTCTTCACCGCCTGGGAGAGCGTCGCGATCACGCGCGACGTGCTCTCGGCGGCGGCGGGCTGCGTGCTGCAGGTCGGGCCCGTCACGCCGTTCCCGTTCCGGCCGGGCGCGCCGCTCGACGTCCGCTTCGGGAAGCACCGGCTGCTCGCCGGGTTCGTCGACCGGGCCGAGGTCGGGCCGCACGAGCGCACGATCGTCTGCCGCGACGCGACGTGCGACCTGATCGACTGCGACCCCGACCCGGACGCGCGCCGCGAGTGGACGGACGCCGGCGTCGACGCGATCGCGGCCGACCTGGCCGCACCGTTCGGGATCACGGTCGCCGTCGAGGGCGACGTCGGCGGGCCGTTCGCGAAGTTCGCCTGCGAGCCGGGCGAGAAGGCCTGGACGGCGCTCGAGCGGGCGCTGCGCGTGCGCGGCGTGCTCGGCTTCTCGCCGGGCGACGGGCGCCTCCTCCTGAAGAAGCCGAGCAGCTCGCAGGCGGCCGTCTTCCTGCTCGAGGGCGTGAACCTGATCGACTGGAAGGTGAGCGACTCGCTCGAGGACCGCTTCTCGACCTACCGCGTCCTCGCGCAGCGGCCGACGGACAAGGTCGACTTCGGGTTCGTCACGAACGAGTCGAACGGGCGCGCCGACGACCCCGACGTCCCGCGCTTCCGCCCGAGCGTCAAGTTCGCCGAGAGCTCGGGCACGAGCCAGGACGCGCAGGAGCGGGCCGAGTGGGAGAAGCGGGTCCGCGCGGCGCGCTCGACCTCGATCACCTGCATCACGCGCGACTGGTGCAAGGGCCGGAACGAGGACGGCACGCCGGGCGACCTCTGGAAGCCGGACGAGCTCCTGCGCGTCCGGATCCCCCGCCACGGCATCGACTCCGACTGGTACGCGCAGGTCGTCGAGTACCGACGGTCGCCGCGCGAGGGCACCCTCGCGACGCTGAAGCTCGTCCCGCTCGGCGCGCTCGCGGCGAGCCCGGAGGAGACGCCGGCGCCGAAGGACCCGCTCTCCGGGATCTTCGGCGGCGCGGCGGCCGGCTCGCTCGAGCCCGAGTTCCCCGAGGACTTCGACCAATGAACCCGGGCCAGTGGCGCTTCGTCACGCGCGCGCTCGAGGCGCTCCGGCAGCGCGTCGGGCAGACGTTCGCGCGCTGCGTCCTCGAGTCGCTCGAGTCGACGAGCGGCCCGCTCCGGGGGACGTTCCGGGTCCTCGCCGGCGAGCGGCGCGTGGCCGAGGTCCTCCAGGGCTACGGCTTCCAGTCGCGGCCGAAGGGGGGAGCGGAGGGCCTCGTCTACTTCGTCGGCGGCGACCGCTCGCACGCGGTCGTGGTCGAGCTCGGCGACCGTCGCGTCCTCCTCGAGCTCGCGGACGGCGAGGTCGCGGTCGCGGACGACCTCGGCCAGAAGGTGCACCTGACGCGGTCCGGCATCGTCGTCGACGGCGGGACGCGCGAGGTCACGCTCCGGAGCTCGGTCAAGCTCACGCTCGACGCGCCGCTCGTGCAGTGCACCGGCGACCTCGAGGCGGCCGGCGACGTCTCCGACGAGAGTGGCACGGCGCAGACGCTCGCGGCCATGCGGACGACGTTCAACACGCACACGCACTCCGCGCCGGGCGTCACGAGCGGCCCCTCGACGCTGCCGGTCCCCCCGCCGGACTCGGCACCGATGTAGGGCCGGGTTCCCTATCCTTCCTCGCCGGGAGGGCGCGAACGTGGACCTGCTGCTCGAGCTGCGCGACGACGGCGAGGGGGGCGACCTGGTCGTGCGCGACGGCGACCTCGCGCTCGGCCGGCCGCTCCGCGGGAACGTCTTCGGCTCGCTCTTCACCGACGCGCGCCGCGAGGACGAGCTGCCGGTCGTCGCCGGGACGCGCGACCGCGACCCGCGCGGCTACTGGGCCGAGGACGCCGGCGACCGCTTCGGCTCGCGGCTCTGGCTCCGCGACCCCGGCAAGATCGTCCCGGCGCTGCTCCCCCAGCTCGAGCAGGACGTCCGCGACGCGCTGCAGTGGACGCTCGACACGGGCATCGTGCGCGAGCTCACGGTCAGCGCGCAGCGCGTCGGGTTCGACCAGGTCGAGCTGCTCGTCGTGCTGGATCGGGCGACCCCGCTCAAGTTCCAGGAGCTCTGGGACGCCGAGGACGTGCTCGAGGTCGGGCCCCTGCGGCTCCGGCTGCTCGCGCGCTAGGGAGGGCCTCCGGATGCCGTTCCGACGACCGACGATTGCCGAGCTGCGCGCGCGCGTCGCGACGTCCTTCGCGAGCCGCATCACCGACGAGCGCGGCCGCCCGCTCGGCACGCTGCTCCCGCGCGGGCCGCTGCGCGTGTTCGCGAACACCGTCGCCGGCGAGTCGCACGAGAACTTCGGCATGGTGGCCGACGTCGCGCGCCAGGCCTTCCCCGACACGGCCGACGCGATCTACCTCGAGCGCTACGCGGCGCAGCGCGGCGTCTCGCGCAAGGCCGCCGCGCCGGCGAATGGCCTGGTCGCCTGCACGGGCACCGTCGGCGCCGTCGTGCCGGCCGGGGCGGTCCTCACGCGGAACGACGGCGCGCGCTACCTGGTCGACGTCGACACGACGCTCTCCGCCTCGCCGCAGGACGTCGCGGTCACGGCCGAGCTCGGCGGCGCCGGCGGGAACCTCGAGGCCGGCGCGCTGCTCCAGTTCGCGACGCCGGTCCCATTCGTCGCCTCGAGCGTCACGGTCGTCGCCGACGATGCGGGCCGCGGGCTCTCCGGAGGCCTCGACGTCGAGAGCGACGCGCGCCTCCTGCAGCGCCTCTCGCAGGTCGTGAAGACGCCGCCGCAGGGGGGCGCGGTCGCGGACTACGAGAAGTGGACGCTCGAGGTTCCGGGCGTCACGCGCGTCTGGGTCCGGCCGCTGTGGATGGGCGCGGGGTCCGTCGGCGTCACGTTCGTGCTCGACGACGACCCGACGTCGATCATCCCGACGCCCGAGAAGGTCCTCGAAGTGCAGTGCTATCTCGACGCGCGCCGGCCCGTCACGGCCGACGTCTTCGTCTTCGCGCCGACCCCCCTGCCGGTCGACGTCGAGGTCGTGCTCACGCCGGACACGACCCCGGTCCGCGCCGCCGTCGAGCTGGCACTCGCCGAGCTGCTCGAGCGCGAGGCCGACCTCGGCGAGCCGCTGCTCCTGACGCACGTCGCCGAGGCCGTCTCTACGGCCGCCGGCGAGGTCGACCACGACCTGCTCGCGCCGCTCCTCGACGTCGTCGCGCTCCCCTACGAACTGCCGACGCTCGGGACGGTCACGTTCTCCTGAGCGGCGCGCAGCGCGGATAGGATCGGGGCCGTCTCGCGCGAGGGGGATCCATGCACCGCATCGACGCGCCCGGAAACGACGGCGGGAACTTCGTCGCGCCCGACGTCGCGACCGGGGTCCCCGGCACCGACCTCGGCGTCGAGTGGTGCGAGGACGTCCAGGAGAACCTCTGCCGCGCGATCGAGGCCGCCGGCCTCACGCTGGTCAAGGGCACGGTCGCGCTGCCGGCCGGCTTCGACCAGCTCGCGGACGCGCTGCGGATCCTCGCCGGCCGCGTGCTCACGGCCGCGCAGAAGAACCTGCTCATCAACCCCGGGTTCGACCTGTGGCAGGCCGCGACGACCTCGCCGCCCCAGTTCGACTTCTTCTCGCCGACGCTCGGGCACCCGGCCGACGACCGACCGCACGGCGGCTACACGTCCGACCAGTGGTACGTGCTCGCCGGCAACGGCTCCGGCGACGCGGGCGCCGCGACGATCACGCGCGGGATCGTGAACCCCGGCCAGGGCGTCGCGCCGCACGGGAACCGCCAGCAGCTCGTCTTCCAGCAGACGACCGCGCGCTCGCCGGGCAACCCGACGCTCGCGCAGCGCATGGAGCTGCTCGAGGAGGTCGACGGGCTGCCGCTCACGCTCTCCGTCGCGATGAAGGTCGCGAGCGGGACTCTGCAGGTGACGCCGTACGTCCTGCAGAACTTCGGCAGCGGCGGGAGCACGGCGGTCCTCACCTACGGCACCGCGTTCACGGTCACGACGACGATCGCGCGCTACGGCGCGCAGCTCACGCCGCCGTCGATCAGCGGGAAGACGGTCGGCGCCGGCGCCTACACCGAGTTCGGCTGGGAGGTGACGGGCGGCGGGACGTTCACGCTCACCGTCGCCGCCGCGCAGCTCGAGTTCGGGACCGTCGTCACCGACTGGTCGATGCCGGACTTGACGACCGACCTGCTCCGCGCGCAGCGCTACTTCTTCAAGACGTACGAACCGGGCACCGCGGTCGGCGCCGTGACCCAGGTCGGAATGAGGACTTGCGACGACACGGGCAACATCACGCTCGGCGGACTGAACGTGCTCTTCGCCGTGCCGATGAGGACGATCCCGACGCTCACCGCCTACTCCCCGGCGACGGGCGCCGCCGGCAACGTCTCGCGACCGCTCGGCGTCACCGACGCCGCGATCACGGCCGTCGCCGGCACGAGTTCGCGCAGCACGGGCTACCTGCAGACGGGCGGCGTGACGGCCGGGGCCGCCTCCGTTCACGTCGTCGCGGACGCGCGGCTCTGAGCGAGGACGGATAGGATCCGCTCCGCTCGCGGGAGGGAACCAGGTGCACCGAACCGACGCGCCCGACAACGACGCCGGCCACTTCGTCGAGCCGGACGAGCAGCTCTCTATCCTCGGGACCGAGATCGCGGCCGTCTGGCTCACCGACCTCGAGGAGAACGTCTGCCGGGCGATCGAGGCCGCGGGCCTCACGCTGGTCAAGGGCACCGTCGACGCGCCGGCCGGGTTCGACCAGCTCGCGGACGCGATCCGCGGGCTCGCGGGCGCCGCGGTCGGCGTCGGGAAGAACCTGCTCGCGAACGGCGGCTTCGAGCTCTGGCGGCGCGCGACGGTCGCGCCCCCGTCCTTCGCGCTCGCCGACGTCGTCGCCGCCTACACCGCCGACCGCTGGCGCTGCGTCGCCGGCGCCGGCGGCGTCGCGACGATCACGCGCCTCGACAACGGCGCGGGCCTCGGCGTCGCGCCAGCCTCCGGCCGCTTCGCGCTCTCGTGGGCGCAGTCGACCGCCGGCACCTCGCCGCGCCTCGAGCAGCGCGTCGAGCTGCTCGAGGAGCTCGACGGGCGGACGGTCACGTTCTCCGGCTGGGTCTTCTCGGGCGCCGGCTCGAAGGACGTCGTCCCCTACGCGCGGCAGAGCTTCGGCGCCGGCGGGTCCGTCGACGTCGAGGCGCTCGGCTCGCTCTTCACGGTCGTCAACGCCGACGGCTGGACCCACTTCCAGGCGACGTTCGAACTCTCGAGCGTCGCGGGCCTCACCGTCGGCCCCGGCGCCTACACCGCGTTCGGCCTCGAGGGGCCGAGCGGGATCACGTTCGGGCTCGCCTTCTCCGCGCTGCAGGTCGAGGTCGGTCCGACGGCGACCGAGTTCGCGCTCGAGGAGAAGGCGGCGCAGCTCGCGCGCTGCCAGCGCTACTTCGCGACGAGCTACGACCAGGACGTCCCGCTCCTCACCGTCACCGAGGTCGGCGCGCTCTCGGCCGACGAGAGCGGGACGACGCTCGAGGGCATGAACCGGCCGTTCGTCGTCCCGATGCGGACGACGCCGGCGCTCGTCTTCGTCTCGCCGCGGACCGGCGCGCTCGGCCAGGTCGAGCGGCCGCCCGGCTCCGACGCGGCCGTCTCGGCCGTGCTGTTCAGCTCGAGCAAGGCGCTCGGGACTCCGGTCACGCCCGGCGCGTCGAGCGGGATCGCGTTCGCGCACTTCATCGCAGACGCCGAGCTCTAGGAGGACGCCGTGGCCGCCTACCGTTTCAAGAACGACACGACGGTCGACACGACCGGGATCGTCCGCACGGCCGACGGCGCCGTGATCCCGAGCAACACCGAGCTCGGCGCCTGGCGGGACTACCTCGCCTGGAAGGCCGTCCCGAACACGCCCGACGCGGCGAGCGTCACGACCTCGCTCGCGACCTACCGCCTCAACGCGAAGCAGACGGTCGACGCCGCCGGCGAGCTCGAGTACCGCAAGAGCACGCTCGTGCAGAGCTCGACCGCGCCGAACTGCGCGGCCGCGTGGTTCATGCTCATCGCCGAAGCGAAGGCGATGGAAGGGGACGTCGCGCCGGCCTCGACCGCCTACCCGCTCTGCAACCAGCTCGACTCGGCGACGTTCGGCGCCACGCTCGCGGACCGCGGCGCGGCCGTCCGGACGCTCTGGTCGGGCGTCCGCACGCGCGTCGGGAACGTGACGAACGTGCGCTTGAAGGCGCACGTCGACGTCGACGCTGCCGGCAGCAAGAGCGCGGTCGACGCCGTGCTGGCCGCGATCACCTGGCCGGCGTGAACCGGCGCCTCGGCTTCGTCCTGCTCCTCGCCGTGCTCGCGCTCGCGGCGTGCACGGCCGGCCAGCGCACGGCCGTCTCCGACTTCTTCGGCGGGTTCTTCTCGTCGGCGGCGCCCGTCGCGAGCGCCGCCGGCCAGCCGTGGCTCGGCGCGCTGCTCGGATGGGCCGGGCACGCTCTCCTCGAGCACCCCTACGAGTCGGCCGGCGCCACGCTCGCCGCGGCCGTCCCCGTGAACCACTGGATCAACGGCACGCCCGGAACGAAGCGACGCCGGAACGTGAGGGAGATCCGCGTCGCGAAGAAGGACGCCGGGCGCCGCACGGCCGCGCAGATGCGGCTGCTCGACGCCGACGTCGAGCACCGCAAGGCCGCCGCGCAGGCCGAGGCGAAGGTGAGGCGCGCGCTCGCGAAGAAGAACGCCGCGCTGCTCGCGGCCCGCCCCGCTCCGATCCCCGCCGGCCAGGAGTAACTGCCGTGGCTTTCTGGAAGGCGACCGCGGGCACCGTCACCGACCCCGCGGGTTCGATCCGCTCGACGGGCGCGCCGCTGCTCGACCTGTGGATGCGGATGCAGCCGGCCGACGTGGCCGAGCTCTCGGCCGAGGACTTCGCGCGCGTCAAGCTCCCGGCCTCGCCGCGGCCTCCGGGCTCGCTCCCGATCAAGTGGCGCGGCGCGGGGCCGGCCGAGGGCCACACGCGCATCCGGCGCGACGACGCGGTCGGCGGGAGCGACGCGCTGGGGATGTTCGCCGGCGTGCGCGGGCTCGTCGTCGCGGGCGTCTGGATCGACGTCGCGAACCGCGCCGGCGTCTTCACCGAGAAGGGCGGCTCCGGCGACGTGATGTTCGACCGCTGCCGATGGATCGGCAAGGGCAGCGCGTACGACCCCCACTGGACGGACACCGGCCGGTGGGGGCTCCGGCTCTACGACTTCGGCCGCCTCGTGATCCGCGACGCTTTCGCCGCGTCGATCTTCGGCGAGCACTGGCTCTACGACGAGTGCCGGACCGACGACCTCGAGATCGACGGGTTCGACGTGCGCCACTGCGGCCGCTGCGCCGTGCAGCTCGTCAACCGGCCCCCCCCGGACGGGAGCAACCCCGGCCGCGGGAACGTCCTGCTCGCGAACGGCAAGGTCACCGACGTCTGCCTCGAGCAGGGCGGCGGCGGGTCGGCGTTCCACTTCGCCGGCGGCGCGCCGGACTCGACGATCCGAATCCAGGACGTGCAGGTGAACCTCGGCTGCGACCCCTCGCTCGCGTTCCCGTTCGCGAACAACGTCACGGGCGCGATCGCGGCGCTCGACGGCGACCCGACCTTCCCCGGCGGCTACAAGGCGCTCGAGCTCGACGGCCTCGTCTCGCGCGTCGGCCTCGTCTTCGGCGGCAAGGGCTCCGCGCGGCGCGCCAACGTCGACGTCGGGAACGTCGGCGTGCTCCGGATCCGGCGCACCTACCTCGAGCAGGGACCGCTCGCGCACCAAACCGCGTTGCTCGTGCGGCCGAGCTGCGGGCCGGTCGAGATCGAGGCGTCGAGCGTCGAGGTCCACGGCCGCGTGAAGTACCGCGGCGAGCCGGAGTACCTCACCTGGCAGAGCTTCCGCGACGCGCACCCGGAGCTGTTCGGCTAGGATCCGCTGCGGGGAGCGCGAGGGGACGCGCCGGCAGTTCGCGGCGCCGCGTGCCAGGGGAAAGCCGCGATGCACCCAGCCGGAGCGCACGCCGGGGACCCGGCGCGGCCGCTGCGCGAGCTCGAGGTCGAGGTCGCGCGCGTGCGCGGGCGCGTCGGCCGCGCCGTGACGAAGCTCCACCTCCACCTCGCGCTCGGCAGCGCGATCGCGATATCGACGACGGCGGCTTACGCGCTCGTCGAGTCGCACTCGAACCAGGAGGAGCGGACCCGCACCGCGGAGTTCGGCACGGATCGCGCGGTCATCGGCGGGTTCGACAAGCGCCTCGACGAGCTGCGGGAAACGCTCAACCGCGGGTTCTCGGAACTGCGCGAGGACTTGAAGGCGCTGCGCGGCCGATGACGTCTAGCGACGCGGAGGTCCCCACTTTGGAACCAGCGCCGACCCTCCCGCACTCCGGCCGCGCCGCGACGCGCAGCGACGTCGTCCGCACCGCCGCGCTCTGCACGGTCCTGATCGTCGCGAGCAACTTGGCGAACTTGCCGGCCGCCTACCGGCGCGCGGCCGCGAGCGAGGACCTGCTCACGGCCTTCCAGAAGTTCGCGAAGGACTCGACCGAGTGGCGCTCGCAGCACCACGCCGTGCTCGAGCAGCTCGCCCGCGACGCCGACCGGCAGTTCGCGGAGCTCCACGCCGAGCTCGAGGTCATCAAGGCGCACGTCGCGCGCTAGGCGGCACGAGGCCGACCAGGAAGCTCCGCGCGGCGTCGACGTTCGCGCGCTCGTTCCAGAAGTGGGACGTCGCGGACGGATGCGGGAAGACGTAGCCGAGCGCCGTCCACGTCGAGCTCGGCGCCGCCGACCCGTCCGCGGCCGGCAGCGCGAGGACGTGCCAGCCGAACCACTGCGCCTCGACCGCGATGCCGAAGGCGCGCGCGACGCGACGGCCGAGGAGCACGAGCTTCACGACGCCGGCCGGGGAGTGCGCCGCGCAGAAGGCGAGCAGCTCGGCCGCGGCCGCGACGCCGGCCTCGTGCGGGAACTGCGACCCGCCCCCGATCGCGGCGCCCGGCCACTCGTCGAGCAGGTTCACGCGGCCGAAGTTCCGCGCGTACTGGCCGGGGAACCAGAGCCCGGCGAGCTCGGCCAAGCGCCTCCCGACGAACCCCGTCAGCGGCTTCTCGGGGTCCCCGTGCTGGCCGGGAGCTTCCCCGACCAGCACGGGATGGCCGAGGCGCAGGTGCGCCTCGAGGAAGAACAGCGGGCCGGACCTCACGACGCGGGCGCCTCCGGTTTCACCTGTAACTCCGCGACCGATTCACCTGCACTCGCAGGTGATTCACCTGGCTCCGGGGGGTGAATCGCCTGCCGGCGCTCGAGCTCGAGCGGCGCTCCGGTCGCCGGATCGCGGAGCGCCGCGGCGAGCTGCGGCGCCTGCCGGCCGAGGAGCCCGGCGACGAGGTCGACCTCGCCCAGCAGGTCCTCGAGGCGGTCGACCAGGAAGGCGACGAACGCGATCCGGGCGGCGAGCTCGGGCGTCCGGTTCCGGACCCAGGCCGGCGGCGAGGGCGCGTCCACGGTCGCGCCGGCGGCCGCCAGGAGCGCTCGGCACTCCCGGACGGCCCGGAGGGGGGAGCGGGCGTCGGAGGGCCTCACGAGAGCACGAGGGCCAGCGCGGCCCCCAGCACGGCGACGAACACGACGACGAGCGCGCCGCCGAGGTCGCGCTCGAGGCGGCCGGGCTGCGGCGACCTCACTTGCCACCGTCCTTCCAGCTCTTCGGCTCGGGGAGCTCCGTCTTCATCGCGGCGAGCTGGGCGGCGACGTCGAGCCCGACGAGGTCGCCGAGCCACGCGAGCTGCGCCAGGAGCTCGCCGGCGCCGTCGCGCGCGTACTCGGCGTGCTGCTCGAGGGAGGCGCCGAGCTCCTCGCGCAGCTCGAGCCAGGCGTCCGCGATCGCGGTCCCGAGCTTCGGCCACGCGCCGGACTTCTTCTTCGGCGGGCCTCCGCGCCGGCCGGTCGGCGCCGGCAGGGACCGTGCGAGCTCGTGCTCGGACGCGCGGAACATCACGAGCAGGAAGGCGCCGGCCTCGGTCGGCTTCACGTCGCCGGGGCTCCGCTTCAGGACGTCCTTCCACTCGCTCTCGAGCACCGCGGCCGCGAGCCGGCCGAGGACCTTTCGGCAGCGCCGCTGGTGCAGCTCGGCGCGCTTCACCTTGAGGGACTTCGGCGCGCCGGCGTTCCCGTTCGTGCCGACGCTCTGGCTCTCGGCCTTCTCGCGCACCCAGAGCACCTCGCCGGCGTGCGCGCCGTCCGTCACGAGCGCCGGGCGTCCCTTCGCCTTCGACCCCGGTTCCCACTGCCACTGCTCGACGACGCGCGCGCCGCCGAGCAGGTCCTTTACGTCGAGCTCGTCTACGTCGAGCTCGTCGCCGCGCTGGTGGAAGGAATCGGGCGTCTCGGACCCGTCGGAGCGCGTCGGCAGCTTGCCGTGCACCAGGAGCAGCTTCGCGCCGTGGGGGGCGGCCGGGGGCGTGTTGGGGGCCACGAGCCGCGCCGCGCGCGGTG